TTTTTTTTGTATTAAAAACATTTTTAGATTGGTCTGCAGCCCTTAAGTTATTCATCAAATTATTTGATTTGTTGCAATCTATGTGGTCTACAACTTTAGGCAAAAAACCATAATGCATTAAAAAAATTATTCTATGAGTGCAATATGTTTTTCCATTTATGCGAGTTTTGTGGTAACCGTGGCTGTTTAGCCCTCCAGCTAATTTCTTTTTTATTCCTGGTTTAGAAATTTTCCAAAATAAATTACCCTCTTTGTATTCAAAGAGTTCGTGTAAATTTATTTCTAATAATGTAAAATCTTTAGCAGCCATAGCAATACCTCTATATTGTGGTGGTTAGAAGCCCCATTGGTTTGTCAGAACCTTTGGGGTTTTGTTTATTTTAACAGCAAACAAGAAAACTTTAAAGACCACAACTCATCAAAACTCATAAAAGTCCCCACTTAGTAAGTTCACCGGTTACAAATAATACTATGCCTGCAAAGTAAAAAGCAACAGCTACGATCTCTACTGTAAACAAGGCCATATCGTCTTGAGCGTACCCAGCCGCAGCCCATAAGCCAGATCCTATAAATCCTATAAGGATGTTAGCTGGGTAGATGTTTAGCGCAGTCAGCAATATGCCTAGCAAGCAAAGGGTAGTGCCAGTCCACTTTAGTGTTTGCATTTAGTTTCTGTAATATATGTTTTGTGGGTTTTTTACCATGCTTGCAATCAGCAAGTCTATGCTAGAAAACCATTGGATAAACATCTGACCGCCAGGCTCGTATATGGTAAAGCTCATTTCTTTACCTTTTTAGGTTTTAATGTTTCTCTATGCAACTCCATAAGCGCATCGGCTTGCTTAGCAACCTTGTCCTCAATATGCTCGATCATATCCTTAATGGCCCATAATGCACCGCTATACGGACTATCTACATCTTCTGCTACCAGCTCAACCATATCTCGCACATTAGCCAGTTTGTATGATAGTTCCTCTATGTCGTTTGCTGCTTGCCATAAACTCATTAGTGACTCCCATAATTTGTGTACACAGTAAGGCTATCTAGCCGCATCTGCATATCACGGATTTTTAACTCTTGCGCTCTTAGCATCTCTGCTGCTTCTACTAACGCATAAATAGCATTACTAAACTGCAATGCGCTTTCTAACTCATCCGCTAATTCCATAGCGGTTTTGCCGATCTCTACTTCCCCAGCAAACGGAATAAACTCAATTGGCACTTGCTCCTCCTAATGCTTTTATGGCCTTCATACTTAACAATATTTTGTCTAAGTCGTTTTCAGAACGAATACCGATTAACTTTAATTTGTCTGATGTATAGCAAGATCCGTCATCCCGATATAGGCTGCCAGTAACGCTGTCCATCATTAGTGTTTTATTTTTTGGGTCTGTAAGAATTTGAACTGGGGTAAGTATGATCTCGCCCTCATTCAGAATACCTCTAAGCAATGTGCGGTCTTGAAGCCATTTTTTTCGCAGCTCTTTGTTTCCCCAGGAAGGGTAGCAGAATGTGGCTTGAGCGCATAAGCCGTCTGTAGATGCTCGTATTTTTTTCATAAATTAAATACTAATCTACAAATCTACATTTGTGCAAGCGTTATTTTTGTATAGACAATGTATATACATTTCGCATAGCAATGTCACATTTTTGCAAATTAAAAAGTTTCCTGATCGGGAAAAATGTAAGAAAAAGTTGCGTAAATTACACAAAAGTTACTGATCGGGGCATTTTGTAAAAAAAGGTTTGACGGTCAATAAATCTGCGTATTCCAGAGCTTTTACCAGAATAATGTCAATAATTGTGTTTGAAAGGTAAAAAATGTCACTTATTCTGCACATTAACTGCGTTTTTGTATTTAATGAGATACATAACTAACAAAGTCTTTAATAAGACTTAGTAGTATAAAGGTTACTGCTTTCTGGTGAACGAACCTAGCCTACCTAGATTCGCCTTCATCTGCTTACTGGAGCCACAGAACCCGTCAGTCGTTCAAGGAATAGGCACTAACTTCGCCACCTATATTGCGCTGTTTCATCCTTTACCCCCAGTAGCGCTGTATCCCTATGTCGCTGGTATGTCGTTAGAGCCTCCAACATAGGAATTGGTATCTTACATCAGAACTCAAACTCTTTGCAAGCGTATCTTCCATTAGGCTGCTTAAAAAACCCAATCACAATAATTCGCCAGCCTGCGTTTAAAAGATAAGGTAGAGCTTCGCTTTCTTGAATTTTTCTTATTCGTGATGACATATTACTTTTGCTTGTAATTTGTATACCTATAGTTTCTTTGTTGCCGACAGCAAGCACATCAAAAATTGTAAAAAGGTCTTTTTTGCGCCTGGTGAAGCTATTGTAGGATTCCACCGTGTCGCACAAGTAGCCACGATCTTTAAAAATAGCTATTGTTCTTTGATTAAGAGATGTCATTTTTGTTTAAAAGTGGTTTATAATTAACGAGCCAGCTAAGAATTGCAGTTCTAAACTGGCTCTAACCATCATTGGATAAGGATACAACAATGGCTACTTTTGATTCTACATTATTGCTTGAGCAATTAAAACAATCGTTTTATTACAAAAACGGCAATCTCTATTGGAAAAATTCATGCAAGGGCACAAAGCAAAATGCCTTAGCTGGGTGGGAAGGAGATCGCTGTAGAACTATTGAATTTAAACAAAAAAATTACAAAGCACATAGGTTAATTTTCCTACTTCATCATGGATATTTGCCAAAATATATAGACCATATAGACGGAAATCCACGAAACAACAACATAGAAAATTTAAGAGAAGCAACCCATCAACAAAATTTATGCAATACAAAATTAAGAAAAGACAACACCTCTGGTTACAAAGGCGTGTCTTTTAAAAAAGAGCTAAATAAATGGCTGGCTCAATCTACGCTTTATGGAAAAAATCATTATTTAGGCATTTTTGTGCATAAAGAAGATGCTATAAACGCAGCAAAGGCCTTTAGGGAAGCTAACCACAAGGACTTTGTTAGGCACTTTTAACCAAGGTCTTGCTCTGTTAAGCGGCCTTCCGAGGCTTCTATGATTTTTTGATGCCATTTGGCAGGGATGCCATTGCGCATCTTCCAGGCATAAGCGGTTACATACTTAACCCCTAATACTTGGCATAGATTCTTGATTGATCCAAATTCGCCCATTAGTTTTTCAAATGCAGTCATGGTTTCTCCTATGTAGAGTTTTATTCTACACCGTTACAAAAAAACAACAAAGTGCGTAAAAGCAACACTAGGGTTTGTCCCTAGTAAAAATACTTTGCAAATCTCTACATTTGTAGATTAGTATGGATTCATGCAGTACAGATTAATCACTCGTGAAGGAGTATGAAATGAAAGACATTATTTTAGGCGGCATATTTGGGGCAGTAATTGTATTCTTTGTAGCCGTAGTTTATGGCTTCCGTGTAGGTGCGCTATGAACAACGACAACTACTACGAACCAGCAGATGACGATTACAGCTTGGATCTGCAAGAGCGCATCTACGATACCGTTAAGAACGATCCAGAGTACGACCCATCCGATATATTCAAGTGGGGCGAGGCTCTACAGCAAAAGTGTAATGATCCCGACCTACAGGCTTTCTTGCGTGATTGCATTGAAAAGAAAGACTGGGAGAAGTTAGGCAGGAAGTTATACTATCTGTCCTTTGAGTACCAAGAAGCTGTTGCAGAATATTATTTAACCAAGTGAAGGGGAAAACTATGTCAGTATATGCAAAATTAAACGAAGCAAGAATTAGCTTGCAAAACACCGAACTTAGCAAGTCAGGCCATAACAAGTTTGCTGGGTATCGCTACTTTGAACTTGGTGACTTTTTGCCAGCAGTTCAAGATATATTTAGAAACTTAAATTTGTGCGGTGTGGTTTCTTATACGGCTGAGTACGCAACATTAACCATTGTAGATATAGATGATAAGAGTCAAATTGTTATCACTAGCCCAATGGGATCTGCGACTTTGAAGGGCTGCCATGAAGTCCAAAACATCGGAGCTGTAGAAACCTATCAGCGTAGGTATTTATGGGTTACGGCAATGGAGATTGTAGAACACGATGCGCTGGATTCGTCTGAGCCATTAACTACAAAGCCAGAGTTGCCGGTAGATTACTACATTGGCAATTTGCAGGCAGCAGAAAGCCCTGCCGAACTCCGAACCGCCTACGCTCTATCTTACCCTAAATTCAACAAAAATAAGGCCGAGCAGGGAAAATTAGTTGCAGCTTACGAGCAAATGAAGGTGATGCTAAATGAAACTAGCGCAACAGCAACCTGATAATGTATGTTCAGAATGTGGAAAAAAATGGGGGACACACAGACCAAAAGACCACCAGTACCGAATATGGGTGGACAAGTGCGATGTGTGTTCCGATTTGAGAGCCGTATGCGATGCTTCAGAATATGGATATTTAAAGGAAGGATGGGATGGTGGAACGGAAGTGGTGTGCTAGTTGCCAGGTGGAAAGACCAGCTAGTGATTTTAAGTTGGTAAAGACTGGGCCAGTTAAAAGATGGAGATGTGGAGTGTGTTTAAAAAGATCTGCAGAACAAAAATATAAGGGGAAGAAAAGTGCAAAATAATTATGTGTACACAAAATCAGGAACAGACATTACGATTCGCTGGGCAAAACTCTACAATTATGTTCCGGCTAGTGAGCAAGAGTTCTACAAAAAGAAGTGGGCTGACTTTCGTGCGATTTGCAACCAGTCTATTGAGGACATTGTTCCAGAGGTAAAGACCAGTAGCGTTATTTATAAATGGAAGAAAAAATGATAAACAAACATTGCCTAGAGGCTTTCAATAACCTAGAGAAGATTCCGTACCATCCGCAGGAATACTTTGCGCTGGGATGGAACGCTGCGATAGATGCCATGTCTGCTGAGTTTGCTAAAAAGTGGGAAATGGATGAGCTTTCTGATGTACCATTTATAACCCAGCCAACCAACGAATCAATGGAAGATAAAGAATGAGAGATTATTCAGAAGTATATATAGATATTGTCAAAACCCTTAGAAGTTTCTATAACTATGAGCTGAAAGGCAATGCAGAGGCAGCGCAACAGGCGGCAGTACGAACCAATGAATTAGCAAAAGAGTTGCTAGAGGCGGTCAAATGATTGAGCAAGGATCGCCAGAATGGTTGGCAATTAGGCTAGGCAAAGTTACCGCTAGTCGTATTGCTGATGTCATGGCTAAAGGAAAATCGGGCGAGGCTGCCACTAGAGAAGATTACCGCACAGAATTGGTAGTCCAAAGGCTCACAAACGAGCCAGGAGAGTCGTTTACCAATGCGGCAATGGAATGGGGTACGCAGACCGAACCAATGGCTAGAATCGCTTATGAAGCCCACGCCAATGTATTTGTAGAACAGGTCGCTTTTGTAGATCATCCTACGATAGAATGGTTTGGATGTAGCCCAGACGGACTGGTTGGCGAAACTGGTTTAGTGGAGATTAAATGCCCAGCTAGTAAAACGCATATCAAGTATTTATTGGGAGGCAAACCGCCTGCAAAGTATGTGCCGCAGATGCAATGCCAGATGGCAGTAACGGGCCGAGAGTGGTGTGATTTTGTAAGTTATGATCCACGCTTGCCGGAAGATTTGCAGTTGTTTGTAGTGCGCCTTGAGAGAGATGAGGAATACATTAAGGCGATGGAAGCAGAAGTAGATAAGTTTTTAAAAGAAGTGAGTGGGATGTATTCTAAATTAAAGGAAATCAATAATGGCTTATGAACCAAAAGAAGGTAGCGGATCACTATTTAAGAATGACCGCAAAGAGAAACCGACCCATCCTGATTACGCTGGAACAATCATGGTAAATGGCAAAGAGCATTGGCTAAGTGGCTGGATTAAGGAAGGTAAGAATGGCAAGTTCTTTAGCATTGCGATTGGCAAAGAGAAGGAGCGCAGCAACTTCAAGGCCAAGGGCGATGACGAAATGCCTAAGCATACGATTGACGATGACGCAGTACCCTTTTGAGGAGCTGACATGAAAAAAATAGCTTTAGGATTGGTAACATATATGTTACTAGGGACAGTAGCTTATGCCTGCCAAACTACTACGATTATCGTAAATGGCAAGATGACTACTTGTACGGTCTGTGGCAACATTGTGAGCTGCTTTTAATATGCAGCAACAAGTCACCGACCTAGTATTAAAGTTTCTAAGGCAAGGTTTTACGATTGAGCAAATAGAGCAGGCGTTTGTTGCGGAACTAGAAACAATCCGTAAATCAGCGCCAATGCTAAAGGCTCAAAAAGAAGCTGCTTTAGCCCCATAACCCCACTAAGAGATAGGCTTGTATCCTTCACGAGTTTTTGGCTAGTTCACTTCCTATCAAACTAGCGCCAATGACCACTAAACAATTTAACCAGGCACTCCATGATCAATACGATCCACCAGCGAGGGAAGCGGTGACGAAATGGGTAAAGATGAAATGGGGGCTGGAGTGTAGGGAAAACCCTAATGTGTATGGAGTAGATTTGCTCGTATATAGAGCAGATAAGTTAGTTGGTTATATTGAAGTAGAAGTTCGGAGTTGGGACTACTGCCACTATCCCACCATCCATGTTGGATTACGGAAAGAGAAGCTATTTCAGCAAGATCTCCCTGTGCTATTTTTTGCACTAACTCACGACTTAACCCATGCGTATTGGGCGAGAACTCAGGTGATTGAAGGTAGTTCATTAATAGAGGTCAAAAATACAGAAGTTCCTAGTGGCGAGTTGTTTTTTGATGTCCCAGTCAAGCATTTTAAGTATGTTGATCTTACGCAGCCTTTTTAGCCGTTCTTGGCTAATTGCAGCGCTTCTAGGCGTTCTGATTCTGTGCGACTTAGCCAACCCTTACCAAATACAGGAAATGTCTTTAGACCCTTGTAAAACGCTGTACGAGCTTCTGAGAACTTATCTATCAATGTTTCTACATTAGCCTCGTTTATCTTAGCCATTGTGTTTGGGCCAATAACACCATCTGCCACAACACCGATTGCATCTTGCAACAGTTTTACGCTACGACCAGAGCCAGAGTTTACTGCCATAGTAAATACTAATAAATCTAAGCCTCTTGGTAGTTTTTCGCAATAGCTGGTGCGCCAGTATTTCATCTCATACATAGGGCCTACAAGCGCTGGAGTCAATTCTCTCATTGCTTTTTCGTCTGCTTCATGCCCGATCCATTCTTCCCAAACCTTTTTGGTAACCCCAAGGTTAGTCATGCCGCCTGGGTCTTTAGGATGGTTTACAAAGCCGCCCTCATGCTTTAAAACCTTAACCAAACACTCTTGGAAATTATTTGCCATCTTTTGCTTTCATATCCATTACTTTCTCAACTGTGCGCCCACCAAAATATGCGAGGAACACGATTTGCCCCCATTGGCCTAGGAGCTGAACATAACTCTCGGTAGCATCATATCCAAAGGCTGACATCATTGCAAATAAGAAATATCCTGCAAAAATAGCAATTAAAGCCATAGGTCTAATGTTTTTAGATAACCAAGAGTCGGAAGTCATATCAGCTTCCCAACGCTTAGTAATTTCTTGTGATTCAGCAATATCGGCCTGCATTTTAGCCAGCTCACCGTTTTGCTGCATCTGCATAAGTTCTAATTGAGCTTTAGCTTTTTGCTCTGGATCTGGAAAGAACTTGTCAATCAGCTTTTCGCCAATTCCTAGTATTGCTGTTAATGGAAACATTATTTACTCCCCCATACGATATACCACGCTATCCATGCCGCTACAAAGTAACAAGCAAACATAACTTTACGAACTTTAGCCAACTCAGCATCAAACTCTACTTTGTCGGCTTTTTCTATTTTTTCAATGCTAGTTTTAATTCGTAGCACTTCATCCCATTCTTTACTGCCGTACTTCTTAATAAAATTAACTTTTAGTTGATACTCCTGCTCTGAAATAAACTTTTTTCTTTTGTATTCTTCTAGTGCTTTGTATATCGCCTGTTGCTTTTTAAATTCTTCTTCTCTGCGTTGCCGGATTCGATCATTGGATCTTTGTCTTGCAAGGTCTACAGCTTCTTTTTGAGAGTCCTCAATAACTCCAGCAATTTGTTTGCCAGCAGCTTTGCCTGTTTTATAACCTTCGCTGATGCCTTTTGCACCAGCAGCCAAACCGAGTTCGTCTGCCACATTATTAACCTACCTTAATTTGACCAACGCCAGCCAAGTAGGTAACTAAGCCAATAGCGCCAACGCCTACTATCCAAAAGAATTTAGTTACGACTGATTTGCCAACAGAGGTATATACATTGCTAATAACTCGTTCAGTTACTCGCTCAACGATATGCTCAATCTGCTCGTCTGTAAGGGGTAAAGTTGGTTTATCTGACATAACTAGGCTTTCAAGGCGTCAATCTGTTCTTGCAGTTTAGCAATCTGTTCTTCTTTGGTTGGCTGTGCGGCTAACCATTCTGCGTGACTAGCTTGTGCTTGTGCCACTTCCTCAGCAGTTAGTTCAACGACTTGACGCTCACCTGTAATTACATTAATTTCTATTCTGTTCATAATTTACTCGTATAAAATGTTAATTGAACCAGCATCAAATGTATCTGTACCGTTTACTGTAGTAATACGAACACGGTCAAGAGTGCCAGATAAAGATTTATCACCGCCCAAAACAACAATATCTGCAGCACTTGTTTGAGCCATTATTCCTGTCCCAACCCAAACATTAGACCCCATTAAAGTTAAAACAAAATTTCCACTAAAAATTAGTGAAGAATTCATTGAGCCTCGCAAAACAAATGCGTTGGTGTGGTTGCTATTAGTTGTGTTTGCTTGCCAAGTTTCTGTCAAATAACCAGATGTGTCCACAGAACCAGAACCTATTTGAATCATAGGTAAACTTGAGCCATTTGTTGAAACACCGTTAAACATCACCGTAATCCGCTTAACCCAGCTAGGAATGCTAGTAAAGTCAATGCTTGTTCCGCTTGTAGAAGCTACAGCAGTACCAGCGACAAAAGCACCGCTATTACCTTGAACTCCAGTAGTGCCATTAAGTTCTAGTGGCATATTAAACCTCTGCTTTCAAAGCCCGTAATTCGTCTAAGGTTGTAGCGGTGATGTTAGTAATATCACGCAGTCTTTGTTTCTCAGCAACGATAGCTGTGGTGTCTGCACCTGATTCTTGCGCTCTTTGAAACGCTACATCTTGTGCGGCTAGAAGTGGGGTACGCTCTGCACGCAAACGCTTCTTGGTGATTTCTGTGGCTTTAGCTAGATTAACAGTAACTACTCCATTGGCTAGTTCCCAAGCATCAAAGAAGTCGTTAGCTGTTGGTAGGTCAGAAGTTTTAACAATCAAAGAACCCTTTGGAGTATCTTTAGCTTGTACGGCTTCAATTGATAGTTCGCCAGTAGGGATGCAAACTGATACACCGCCATTGTCGTTAGTAAAAATAATTGCTTGTGTCATTTTGATTTCCTTAATTAAGAACTAAAAACTGCTGTACAAACCCAATTTAAATTAGCGTAAGCACCCCAACCAGCCGTTCCAGTTGTTACTGTAAATCCAGTTGTTGTAGGGGCTACAGAAGCGGCTGAATTGTTTGTAAATATTGCTTGGCTTGAGTTTGCACCACTAATTACTGTACCGCCTGACATTAAAGCAGAATAATTAGCATTAGGCATTGCATTTGTAAAAGCTATTGTGTAATAACCAGTTGCAGTTGTAGTTACTGAAGAAATATTGTAAGAACCATTTACTACTGCTGTAGATGAACCAGTAAATTGCACCCAAGCCTTTGCAGAGCCTTGAATACAGTTCGTTGCAGAAGTGCTATTAGTGCCGTCTGAAAGGGTTGTTATTACGAGTGTGCCAGCCATGATTTATCCTTAATCAAAAATTGCCATTGAAGCATAAGAAACATCACTAGCTTGTGCCCCCGATGAAGAAGTTGACAATGTTGCCCTACAAGTTGTAGTTGTGGGTGCTTGAAAGTAAGGAACACCAACTAAACTATTAGGAAAAAATGATGTATATCCTGCGGTTGATAAATTTATGCTGGCAGAACCTACAAACGCATAATTTGCATTAGGCATTGCGGTAGTAAAGTTAAATGTGTAATCGCCAGTTCCGTTTTTTGTAATACTTCCAATATTAAATGAACCATAAATTGTTGGTGTAGTACCACCAAATTGACACCATGCTTTAGCAATACCAGTCATGCCGTTCTGTGTTGCAAGAACTCCGCTACTGTCATTTAATGTTGAGATTGTAAGTGCGCCAGCCATATATTTTTCCTTAAACGATTACCCAAGCTGCATTAGTTTGGACTGTAACTGAAAAGCCTGTATCAATTGTTATTGGGCCAGCAGATAAACCATTGTTGCCTGCGGTTACTGTGACATTTTCTGCAATGGTTCTAGAGTTGTATGCGATTGCTTTTGTGGCGGCAAGGCCAAAGTATTGACCGCCACCTACATTGCCCCATGCCCCATTTACATAACCCTCAAACAAGTTTGTTTCTGAGTTATAACGAAAATACCCATTTGCAGGGCTGCCGTCACGCTGGGCGCTAGTTCCAGAGGTAATAATTACTGAGCCAGTAGTGGTTGTGTACCCTACTGCTGACAAGTTTATTCGAGCATTTGCTGCTGTAGAAGCCCCTGTGCCGCCATCAGCTACAGCTAAGTCTGTAATGCCGGTAATTGTGCCGCCAGTAATTACTGGGCTTGTAAGTGTTCCACCCGTAATAATAGGGTTTGTAAAAGTATTGCCAGTTAATGCCACCCCAGTAATAGAGCCGCCTGTAATAACAGGAGCAGTCATGGTATATGTGCCGTTCCTAATGCCATCGCCTGCATCCCTGATTTGGGACATCATATCCCTCATCGTATCGTTTACCGCAGACGGAAGCATCCCCTCTGGAGCGCCATTTGGGGGAGCAGCGTTATTATCTGCTGGGGTAAGGGAGTATTTTGTATAGGCCATGATTTTCCTTAATTATAACTATATTATGTTATTCTGATAAGCCAAAAGCAGCACCATATCCAATACTTAGCGCCTTCTTTTGCAATTCTTTACTTAATGGCTCTACGGTAGTCGTAGATGCTTTTGTAAGTAATCTTGATGCTAACTTAGGGTCTAACATAGACTGCACCAACAATTCCCTAATTTGATCGTCTGTGCCGTTATATAGCCAGTTTAAAGGTGCAATGGTTTTATTAACAATTGGAGGCACTTCGCCAAACATCTGCTTGCCAATAATGCCACCAATAACATTGGCTGTAGACAGGTTTTTAAATGTATCTGAACCTGGCACTTTGCCGGAACGGTTTAAAACACCTGTGTCTAAATCACGGCCTACTTTTTCTAATACTCGAACTTGCATTTCCGATAGCTGGGTATCTTTTGCAGTTGCACGAATGGCTCTAGCAAAGGATGGCTGGGAAATCATAAAATCGCCAACATTGATTGGGTCAGGCGTTGTTGATAAGACCTTAGACCTAAAGGTCTGCGCCTCACCTAAACGCTCAATACCCTTACTTGCTTGAGAGTATTTTCTTAAATAATCTTTATAACCAGGCGCAGAGGAGTCAATAACATCATCTACAGAGCGAATGACATTCTCTAGTTGTCCTTTTGCTTGGCTAAATGCCGAGCCTTCTCTGTCTAAAAGCCCTTGTGCGGCTGCTCGTAAGTCTTTGCGAACCTCGTACAAAGAGCCGACAGTATCAGCACGATTTACAGAATCTCTTGCAAATTTCATTGCATTTTGAACGGTAGACCGCTTTCCTGCGTCAGACGCCAAAATATCATCAATATTCTTATTAACTACTAAAGATATTGCAGACTGGATCTGCTCTGGAGTTTGTGTAGATGCAGCAAAAGCAGCCTCACGCATTGGGGCAGTAACCTCATCACGCTTTAAAATAGCTTGCGTTACAGCATCTTGATCCTTAGCCATGCGGTCAAGGATCGTCATACGAGCCTTGTTTGCTTGCGATGCCTGTGCGGCAAATTGACCTGTAGTGTCCATTCCACGAATAGCCGTTTCAGCAGAGATAAGGCCCACATCTCGGCTTGCCTGTGCAGTAGTAGGTGTATATCCTGCTATTGGCGCTTGGAACTCCTCTAAGCGCTGGGCTAGTCCTTGTGGCTTATTGGCTAATTGCTCTAAAACCTTGCCAACAATAGCCTCTCTGCCGCCTGCGGTAAATGGCCGTACCACTTCTTTTCCGGCTCTGCTTAATACTTGTGCGCTTCCAGCCATTCCGCTAGGAGCTACCATACCGCCAAGCACCGCTAAACCAGCCTGACCCATACCGCCAACATCGGCAAATTCACGACCAGCAGCAGAGGCTAAAGCGCCACCGCCAGCAGCCGCAGCCTGTAAAGGCACATTCTCAGCAAAGAAACGAGCAAGCGCTGGAGCTTCCCTGCCAGCAGTTTGTGCGGCTTGTAACCCTCTTTGCGCTAAAGCGGCAGGCGCAGCGACTCCAGATAAAGCAGAGGCTACATCTTGCGTTACTTTTTCTTCTTTTGTCGCAGGCTCAGGCAATCCAGCAGATGTAAGTAATGTCTGCATAGATTTACTAGCCATTGGCAAGTTACCGCCAAACATATTGATTAGCTGGTTTAGCGCATCTCCAGCCATAATAGGCAAGCCAGCAGCACCAGTAATGCCAGCCCTAGCGGTTAATCCTAGTTGGCGTGGAGCTTGTCTTACGGCTTCTGCTGCGCCTTGGGAAATTTTCTCAACAATAGATTCTTCTTTTTTTGTTGGCTTTTCTACACCAGTAGAACGCAATGCAGCAACTCGATCACGCAACTCTTGGGAATTTGGATCAACATTATCTGGGATGTTGTCAATCGTAATTCCATCTTCGGTAGTAATGGAATATGACATATTAGTAGTTCACCTTAATGTTTTTGCTTGGCAGTTTAGCTGGTGCGCCTAAAGCACGATTAGCATCTAAACCATAAGCAGTTCCCATTTGCTCAAACTCGCCACGCTTTGCGTTATATGCAGTAGTGGCTGTGCTAAACAGCTTGTCTGACAACTGCTGAAAGTCTTTGCGCTGATCTGGGGTTAGTTTTTTGCCGCTAATCCGCAATTCTGCGTAGTTTCTAGCACGATCTAATGCTCCTGACGCAGCCATTGCCATACCTAATTCTGACTCACGAACTACTGAGCCTGGATCAAGAAGTTTCATAAACTTAGTTGCTGCCGCCAAATCGCCTGCTGGGCTATTTGATTTTAATGAGTCGGTAATTTGACCGTAGGCTGATTGCATCTCTCCATAAGCCTTATATACTGGCTCTGCCGCAAAAGACTTTTTAAGGGACATTTCATTGTCAAAACCTTTTTGACCACCAGTCATATCTACAGTAACTTTTGGCGCAACGGCAGCTTTTTGTTCTAATTGAAAGTCTTGGAACGATCCTTTATATCCTTGACCTACAGCAAACTGATACTCTTTTACTGATGATGGGGCTGCTTCTGCTTTAGGCGTAGTTAGCTCAATAAACTTAGCAGGGTCAGTTTGGCGCAAGAAGTCTAATGCTGCACGATTGGCTGCGGCAGGATCAACTACATTAGCCATAGGCAGATTGCCACGCAAAGCACCTATTGTTTCTGGCTCTGCCATTGCGCCACCAAATTCAGGGCGAGAAAGCATTTCTAACTGCGATCCCACATCCGTAGACATTGGAATAGCTTGCGGTCTTTGTGTTGTAGCGCCTGCAATAGCTTCTTCATACCGCTTACGAGCTTCTTGCTTTTGCTTTGCCTCGCCCAACTGTTGTGCTGTTAGCATCTGCTTTAGGGTATTGTCAAACGATGACTGATAGCCGCCAAAGCCTGCGCCTAATGCGCCAGCTAAAGCCTGCTGTGTGCTGACTGGGCGTGTAGTCTGTCCTGATGCGCCTAGTAATGCAATTAACGCACCAATGCCACCTTGAGCCAACGCATTTTGTTGCATTTGCGCTGTTTGTTGTGGACTAAGCACATTTGAATAATCTGGCGCAGAGCCAAGTAAAGCAGAGATAAAGTCTTGAGCCATTTTTCTATCCTAGTAAAGAATATGGATTGCGTTGAGGCGATCTTGTTTGCAATAAATTAAGTATTCCAGAGTAATCTACAGCGCCTTGTGGCATTGTGTTTCCTCTAAATTGTTGTGTAGCACCTGCTGGGGTTGCTGGAGATTGCGCTAATAAATTCTTTCCAAGCCTAGCTACATCTAACGCATCTTTAATTCCAAGGCTTGTAGTTGGAACGGCTTGACCGCCAAAACTAACCGATGATGCTGGAACTAACTGTCCAAAAGCGCCTACCGCAGGAAGCCCATTTGCGCCAAGCATATAACTAGAACCAATAGAGCCACCGCCCTCTAAGCCTGTGCCTAATATTGTTCCTGGGGCTAATTCAGCCGATAATCCTGCGCCAGCGCCACCAACTGATCCAGCAGAAGGTAAAGCAGGGTTTAGTGATCCTACTGTGCCTGTACCTCCACCAATTGCTGCACCTGTGCCAGCCAAAGCTGATCCTGCCGTTAATCCTAATCCTGCCGCAGCTTGTGTTCCAGCAATACCAGCAGCCGAACCTGCTCCAGCTAATGATCCTACCGTACCGCCACTAGCTAATAATCCACCACTAGCGCCTGCTCCAGCAGTTAATCCTGTTCCAGTAGCCGTACCCCCAGCAGCACCACTAGCCGCACCTGCCCCAGCTCCAGCGCCAGAGGCAGCGCCAGCCGTAGCGGCAGCAAGACCAACAGTTACCCAACCACCAGGTATTTCATCGTTTACAAATTCGTCTACATCAGCTAATCCGCTACCTATAGCTGGGCCTGGATCAATAGATGCTAATGCTTCTCCGACTCCACCGCACATAATTAATCCTTTAAATGTTTGACTGTATTAAAGCCAACAGTTTTATAACCTAGTCTTTCATAAAACTGTCTGGTTTTATCAATCTCTACTGCTGTTGTTTGTCCTAAATGCAGATCGTCTGCACCTATTTTTGTAGCCCATGTTTCCAATGATTTTACAAGTTTAAGTGCTGCTCTACTACCTCTGTATTCAGGTGCAACATAAAACCCTAAGTCACTAACTCGTTTCCTATTGCTGAAAAAGTATTCATGCGAAAGAGCAGCTATAAATCCTATTATTTTGTCATTGTCTATTGCTAAAAATGCTATAGCATTTGGATTCTTGTAAAGCTGCAATATCTTATGCTTCTCTAATTTTGCGTAAGAAAACTCTGCCTCAGTTACCATTTTGGTAACTATTTCTAAAAACTCCTCTAAACGGCTAAGAGATAGTTCTTCTACTATCAAAGGAAACCGCCTAATAAACCACCGCCAATAGCACCGATTGCTGGGGCTGCGTAACTTGATCCGAGCGTTCCGGCTAACGATGGGAAGGCTTGACCTAAAGCGTAACCGCCCAAACCGCCAGCCAATGCGCCACCTAATGCGCCTGTCGTTCTGTTTTGGTACAAAGGTTGCTGAGTAGTCTGAGTGCCGTAACTTCCCATAGGCGAACCATAAACCGATGACAGATAGCCTTGTAATTGCTGGTATGGCAACTGCTGACCAAACTGGAATCGAGCCATCTGCTCTTGTAGTGGTTGCGCTGCAATAGCTTCTTGCTGTGCGCCAACTTGACCTAATGTTTGTGCTGGTAAAAACTGTTGCCCATAAATGCTAGGTGCTGCCTGTGCTAATGCTGCCTGTCCTAATTGAGCTTGTTGCATTAAGCCACGCTCTTGCTGGTACTGTGTGCCAGCAATGTTGCTTGTAATATCGCCTAATGCACGACCATAGCCTTCTGTAGCAGTTCCTAATGCTCGTTCCATAGCGCCAGAGCCTAAACGGCCAGACTTAGAGAAAAGGCTAGAGATGCCAGGCAATACTTGTTGGCTAAATGCCTGCTCTAGTGGCCGTGTGGCTGCCTGTATCATTTGCGCTTGGTATGGATTAGCGTTTAAAAAACCGCCTTGAGCAGTTTGTCCTATGCCTCCCAATGAGCTTTGAAATGCCTGCTGTGCTTGTTGCAGTACAGGGCTTTGCTGACGAGCAATGGCTTCTTGCTGTGCAATAGACTCAGTAGTAGCGGCAGATGGGCTTACATAGGTTTGCCCAGGGAAAAACTCTGGCTGCTGACCAGTCAAAAATAGACTCTGCGCCCTCTCCAAACCTTGTGTAAGGTATGGCAGTAATGCTGGGTCAATGCTTGAGGTCTGTGTAGTTGATTGAACGGCCATAATATTTTCCTTTTATCCTACTATTACATAATCATAAGTTACACCAGCTACAGAATTAGCTGGGTGAGTAATTGTTGCGCTTCCGTTTGTTATTGCGCTTACAAAAGCATCTGCAAATAAGTTTGTTGTAAATGCGTTAGGTGAAACATAAGAAACAGTTAATATTACAGATGGAGTTGCCGGCCTTGTAGGACTTGTTTGCGCTGGTATATATTCCATAGATACGGAAGTATTTGAAGCTCTCCAGTTAATCTGAACATAATCATTTTTTGCTAATTCTATAAATAAATTAAATGTAGCAATTAAAGACCCATCAATAGAACCATGTCGCTCTGTAATCGTAAACTCACCATTAGAGTTTGGAATGTTTACGCCATTTTTAGAAAACCAAACGCTAATATCTTGTATCTGAGAACTGGTATTTAAAAATTGAGAACTAAACTGAAAATTATATAACCCAGAATAATCTACTTTAATCTTAGACCCATCTACCACAGACATTCCTAAAGCAAAGTCTAAAGTATCAAACTCCATTGGATAAGCAGTAGTTGTACTAGCTATTGTCTGATCGCTTAAATCTTGAAACGACCCATAAGGCACATAACTAGCAGAAGCCGTCATGCTTATTGGGGTAAGGGTTACTACTGAGTCTACGCCAATTCTAGCGTCTGTAATTGTTGTAGTTGTTGCACCGGCTGTAGCTAATGTAACAGATCCAGTATTGTTGGTTTTACCATCCATAATGCCATTGACGATTTCAGCGACTGCTCGCTGATCTCCACCAAACGGAGGTAATCGTCTAAACATTATCTAGTCCCTAAACCATTTAATTCAATATCTGCCCCAACAACTGAAGTCCAGCTACCTGTAGGTGTTAATTGTAGACGATGATAGCGACCTACGCTACGGATACTTACTCTGTTTTCGGCATCAGCAGCCGTCTGAGTTCCATAGGATATAGCTTCATTTAGCAGTCTACGGGATTCAACTGCCACGCTTGCAGAGCCATTATCTACTATTGGCTTTACCATCGTAATAGCTGATGTTGCGCCTGGCACTTCGACATCTCCAGTTTCTAAATACGCTGTTGCATTAGCACCTGTAAATGTAACGATCTTAGCGCCATTAACGCCAGCTAATTGCAGTTTTCCGCCAAGCCATAAACGGCTGTCAAAAGAAGTCAAAATAGTGTCTAAATTGCCGTAAACATCTAAGCCCTCTAAGGTTACTGCTGGGGTAGAGGTGCTTGCAATGCGATCAGCAGTAGTTGTGCCGCTAGTCCATCTTTGGGTTTTAAAATTGTAGATTAGTAAACTATCTACAGTTGCCGAGTTATTAGAGGCATAAGCCCAGATAATTAGCTTCTTGGCTGGGTCTACAGCAGCAGACATAAGATACAAAGTGGCTTCGTCTACATTATCAAAGAAGAAACGATTTACCTTTTCATCTCCAATAGGCACTACATTCTGACCGTCACAAGCATAAAATCCATCATCCGCTAAGAAAAAGCTAGTTCCACCGTACTGAATAAGGGAGTTTTGCTCATAGCAGCCTAAGTTACGGCTAATATTGTCAAACTGGAATACCAATGGGCTACCAACATACGACATACGGTGAATGGCTCTATCCATAAAGACTAAGCCAAACTCACCGCCTGTAACACCAACGACTGTGCCGCCATCAGGAATATCTTGAAAATCAGCTTGAGTTGTTGCGCTTGCAGTCCAGTTAGACTCATCACCTAAAGCAGACCATTGGACTCTATTAGGGTAATCTGTTTGCACATTGCCGGAAACTACAAAATCACGCACTACCGTTACATATTTGGATGCTGGAGCATCTGCCGCTAGGTCAGCAAATAATGTAGAAGAATTAACATTAAACCCTTGTAATTTAGCCTGCCCGTTTGCTGCAATAACAACATTACCAAATTGAGTAAATCTCCATCTATCGCTGGATGTAGTTGTATAACCGCCAGACTTAGATACATTATCTAACGACAAATCAGCACTATCTAGTTTAAATAGCTTAGTATCTCCACCCGCAAACACCAAAGTAGCGCCTAGCGTTGTTTTGGCTGCGACTACATTGTTTAGGTTTTCTGAGGCTGCCGCAGAGTAATCTACTACGGTAGGTAGCGCCCCATACCCAACTAGCTTTGCATAGACATTTTCTGCCCTTTGCAGGCCATTAGTCAGTCCTGGCTGGTCGGGAGTCCACTCACCGAACGAAAGTCTACTTATTGCCATTGTGTTGTTCCAGTTGTGTTATCTGTCCAAGTGCTGCTATTGATACTAACATCTGTCCAAGTATTGCTTGCGGCTGATACATCAGTCCAATTACTACTTGTTATTGAATCTAAACTCCATGTATCAGAAGTTGGCGTATCTAATGTCCATTCTTCGCCAATAATATAGCCTTTGCCGACTAACAGCGCTAGGCCATTAATTGCGCCATTGCCTTGGAATATTGCATTACCAACAGCAGAAACAGTTGCCAATGCTGTTATAGATATACTAGCGCCTGCTATGTAGTTTCCAGTTCCACTACTTGTTGCTGTTCCGTTTATAGATGATGTAGCTAAACGCTGTCTAATTCCACCACCAGTTACAGAAGCATCAGCAGATATAGAGCTTTCTGCTAAACGCTGTCGTATTCCTGCGCCACTTATTGTTGCGCTTGCACTAATTGAAGCGGTACTAAATGTTATCTTTGTTGCAAATCCAGATATTGTTGCTGTTCCAACAATAGAGCCACTAGCTTCAGTAGCTAAAACATCTCCTATACAGTAATCGTATTCCCAATAACCATATACGACATATTGATCAGCAAAAGCCACTAGCAGTCCTCTGCGCCAGCGTAATCGCTAAAAGTCTTTAATACTGCGTAGATTGCAGGGATTAAATCACCTTGTAAATCTTCCATAGCGATGTAATGTGCGTTTTCTTTAACGGTAGCCATGTTGCCCTGCCTAGCATCTTCGTTGTAATAGATTGCAACTTGAACTTGGATTTGGTCTTTTGTACCAAAGAAGTTTGTGATTCGTGCGTAGGCTTCAGGAGCTGGTACTCCAAATTGGGTTTCAACTGCTAGTTTTAGTGCCATGTAAATCTCCTTAGAAAGTCATTTCGGTTGTGCGAATCTGCGCAACAGTACGAATAGTCGTACTAGCCTGTCCAGTAAAGGTAACTCGTAATCCACCGTTAGTCGTATCGGCTGTAACTGCAATAGTCCAAGTTGCTGCGCCTGCATCACCGTGGGTAGACATTACTGTAACTCCAACAAGGGTAGTAGATGCAGCGTTAGCACCTCGTTTGATAACACCCTCAATAGTCCAGCCTTTAGTGTTACCACCGCCAGTAACTCCTGATATAACCTCGCCACGGAAGAAGTAAGCAGAGTTATTAGGTAGTATTACTTGGTTTGTTGTTCCTGCGGCAGATGTATTGGAGCAAAGAGCAGTAGGTGTGGCGTCTGTGGTTTGAACCGCAAGAACTAATACTGCTGATTGAGAAACGCCACTAACAACCGCAATTGGATTTGAACTAGCTGGCAAAACTGCATTACCAACAATTGACCTTGCTGTTCCTGAATACCCTCCTAAAACAGATGCGCCATTTGCATTAGCTAAATTTCCAAATCCTCCTAATACTGAACTAAATGCGCTTGAAGCTGTATTGCTGTTACCGCTACCTATAAACGATGATGAACCTGAAGCCGTGTTTCCTGTTGCTGGAATGCCTCCTGAATTTAAACCGCCACCAACAACTACTGAGCCGTTTCCACTAGCCACATTCTTAAATCCACCACCAACAAAACTCCAATCCCCACTAGCCACATTCCTATTGGCCGCAGTACCAGCATCACCACCACCACCGATAAATGAATAACTACCTGTAGCTTGGTTATTACCACCGCCTACTACTACTCCATGAGGAGTAAAGAAAGATAAAGTGCTTGTAGATGAACCTGATGCGGCTTGGGAAAGGGTAAGGCTTGTTCCTGATATGGCGGCTACATAGGTGTTATTAGCTATGCTTGTACCACTAATAAATTGACCAACTTTAATGTTGGCATTACTTCCACTTAAAGTTACGGCAGTAGTAGCGTTCATTGTTCCTGACTGCGTGGTTACTGTTGAATTTGAAGTTGTAGAGTTTGTTTGCCCACCACCAACAAATCCGTAATAACCACTAGCAACATTACTTGCACCACCCACAGAACTTGAAAATAAACCACTAGCAGTATTAGCGTTTCCACCACCTACAAAAGAATCTTGTGCTGTTGAATTATTATTTCTACCACCAGCAATCGTTGTGCCGTTAGATGTAGATGCAGTATTGTTTGCACCGCCACCAATTACAGAAAAACCGCTTGAAGCCACTTGTGTTGCGCTTGCCCTACTTGTCTGCCAATCAACAGCATTAGCACCCCTAGCATTACCACCTGCTGTAGTAGATGTAGTAGCTTGTGCTTGTAATGCGCCTGTTCCTGCTGGTTGTAGATATAGCGCACCATTAGACTGTAATCCAATCTCAGATACTCCTGAGAATGATAGAGTAGGAGTTCCGTAAACTGCGGTTGTGGTTGTGGGGATGTAGGTGTTAGCGGTTGAGCCAATCTCAATTTGAGAACCATACAAATAAATAGATTTACTTGTGCCAGAATAAGTAGAAATTGAGTCAGATTCAGCAAGACCAACAGCAAGACTATCAGAAGTAACCGCAGTAGTATAAGTTGCAATACACCTATACCAGCCATTTCCTGCATTAGAAATAGACGCTGTAATACCGCTATCTGTTGTTCCAACAGTACCAGTAGATAAATTAAAAACTACAGTTTTGTTAGAAGATGCCCACCTTAAATACAAATAACCAGCAGTATTATTTTTACCATAACAACTAAATGTATATGTAATTCCACTTACAGAAGTAAATACTTGTTGTATTTGATGCCTTGCTACTGTTGCATCATTGGTAATAATCCAAGCGTTAGAACCGCCATTAGGGTCTGTTGTTGCTACTGTTGTTGTAATAGTTGCAGATGTTGTTGCCCAAGGAGAAGTTGTTAAAGTGTTTGATTGCAGTATTAAATTCTGCCCCGTACCCCGTAACACTCCTGTCTCTCCTGAAAGGGTAGTAGCATTAACAGTAGATGGGGTAGTAGCACCAATGGTAGTGCCATTGATTGTGCCGCCTGTGATGGCAGCAGATGTTTTCTCTACTTTATCTGTATTTAGGTTTGTAAAGTTAGCATCTACTTCCACATGAGTAAGCGGACTCCCTTTACCACTTCTAGTAACTATTGTTGACATATTAGGCCAATGTTACAGAAACAGCACTAATAGCGAACTTAAACACATCGCCCGTGTCTATTACTTTGCTGGCTGTCAAAGCCCCATGATAAAGCAGGTTTCCGCTTGTAGAAGCGTCTAAGATTCCGAAATGGGTAATTGTTCCCCAGCTTGTAGTTGCTTGGTCAAACTCTACCGCAGCGCTATTGACTGATACGCCATTGCTAGGTGCGCCAAAAGTAATGGCTTTTCGGCTATACGATCCACCAGTACATTCTGCGCCTGATCCAGCATCCGTAGGATCAGCAGTAAATAAGCCAACATAAACGGTGGCTGGTGATGAATAAGCCGTATTTCTAAGCGTAGCGTTAATTAAGGCATTTTCTAGGTAATTGGATAAAGCGGCCATAATCTGTCCTATCGTGAGGTAAGTTTCATTTGTAATGGAATACCCGAATACTCACCGCCTTGGTCTGCATCGGAAATGTTTTTAATAGCTCTATCGTATAGAGTTGCCCAGGTATTAGACCTTGCATCGTTGATAAGGTAAGGCTCTGCCTCTATCAATGAGCCATACAGCAGGGCGTCGGGATAATTGGCTAGGAATACATTAGAGGCTGTTGTACTAGACAGCACAGTCGGCTTTGCATAGTACAGAATCTCTAGCGTATAAACTGTGTCAGGCTTTGGGGCAAACTGAAACTCTGAGGCAAGTACGGTATAAAAGACTGGTAAGCCAGACTCATCTGCCCTAGCATCTCTTGTGAAGGCGCTAGGTGACAGATAGGTTACTGGCATCCGAGGGTTTCCCTGTACGAATAAGTCACGAATCTCTAAGAAGTCGGTAGGCAGGGCCACTCGTGCATCTGCCGCAACTGTAGGCGCTGTAGCCGACTTTAGCATTAAGCGAGTACGCAACTCTCTTGCCAGGCGTGTTTCTGCAAAACGAATAAAGTCTGGAATTACTGAGGTTAAATCACTTCGCCCTAAGTAGCTTGCAACTGAAGCCTGCAAGTCCGTGTAGTTTGTATACGCCATATTTAGTCCTTAATGTCATCCCACCCATAGGTGTATGAACCGACATGGCCTATCTCCATAGATAAGTCATGGTCTACCCATGTTTCTATTCCTGCATCTTTTGCTTTTATACAAAAGTAAATATCTTCGCCTAACAACTTGCCTTTTGATAACTGCTCAAAGTAAAAATACGGTTGTGGAATATTTTTTAGGCATGAGGTCTTAATCAACATCACGCCACATCCAATCGCATCTACCTTGCCAATTCCCTTTTTTTTATTGGAAAAGACTTCTAGCCAATCTACGCTGCCATCTTCGTTGATCTGAATATTCCTAGCTGTGGGCTTAGGCGGCATCATTCTAGTAGTAGCGTTTACGCCTATTATATCTTTGTTATGTGCTAAAAGGCGCTCTAATGTAGTCTTAGGAAAGCGCATATCTGCATCTATAAACAGGATGTAGTCGCACTTTTCCTCTACTGCTGTACGCACCAAGCTATTGCGCTGGTCAAATATCAGCGTACCCTGCGAGGTATATACATTTAAATCTATATTCTTTTTGGAAGCCATATAGGCTGCCATCATTGTCAGGTCAAATGCGGTTGTAACCTCCATCTGCCCTCTTGCCGGAATACAGATAGCGACTCTCATACATTGCCCCCACGAGTGCGGAATACCCTGTTATCGGGGTTATTTAGCCATTTAGCCATCGCTTTAGGATCAACAATATGATAGCCACGCATAATGCCTAGCTTGTTTAAATCTTCAATTACCAATGGCGGCAGTTCCGCTATCTTGTTTCTTGGGTCTAGCGGCTGATCGCCCCAGCCCGTCTTTTCACTACGCTGATTAAACTGTTGTTTTGTATGTTCTACAAAAGCAGTCATATCCGTTTCTGAATGAATAATAAGGCCACCATCACCGTCGGCGTGGGCTGTCTTTATTATTCCATCAACACTACCTAAATTACCTCGTTTACCGAGATCAGACATTTATATCTCCTAGAAAGGGGGCGAGTTTCCCCGCCCCCTATTCTACATTACTACTAGGCGGTTAAGTCAAATGCACCACCGTGTGCTGCTTCATTGCGAACTTCTAGGGTCAATTCGGCCAAGATTTGTGTCTTGTCGCTATCGCCAGCTTTTGCGAGTTCATTCGTTTGGAATGGGCGCAGGTAAGCCAATGCGGCGTACTCAGGATCGAGTACGAGTGCATCACGGGTACGCATGAAACGGTTAGGAACGATCTGCAATACACCAAAGTCGGACTGATACAAGTCAGCGCCGGCTAGAATGGTTGCTTGACCGCTTGTTGGCACTTGATAACGCTGGGCAGCAAGACCGGCAAAGCCTGAAACAACTTGCTTGAGAGCTGGGCTAACAAACAAAGCTGAAGGCGTACCGCCTGAAACGAACACTTTAGAGATTACATCTTTGAGGATGGCTTCTGTGAAAGTGCGGGTTGTGCCGTCTGTACGGGTAGAAACACCGATAGTCGTAGGATCAACGCCAGTTACGGATGTACCGTTCTTGCTGGTGTTGGTCTTGATGTACGACAAGAGCGAACCCATCTTACGGGCTGTGGAGTTGCTTGAGCCTACTGCTTGACCTTGATTAGCGGTGATGATGGTTTCAATATCACGCTTGATTTCAGCAGATGCCTTAGCCAACTGATAAGCCTTCTCAGACTTACGGCCAGCCTTGTCAACAGCTTCCAAAGTACCCGAAACCTGAATGGTTTTACCCACGATTTGTGTGTAGTTACCAATACGGGTTGTTGGGCTAAGGTCAGCAGCAGCAGCGTCTGCACCTTCTACCAATGCGTTGGCAGTAGTAGATGCTGCGAGGCTGTCAGTCTGCCACTCATGGTAAACACCAGTAGCTTTGGTCTTGCCAATCGATGACATGATTGGGGTGTCGGTTGGGGAAATGTTATAAATAACATCGGAGAGATCTTCACGAGCGCCAATGGCCTCGTAGCGATTATAAATAGCCATGATTTAATTCCTTTAAATTATAAAAATCGTTCAAATAACCTTGCAGCGTCTTTTTTATTGCCGGATTGGCGTAGACGCTCAAAGTCTTTCTTTTTTGCTTCTTGCTCGGAACTCTTAGGGTTAGATGTTCCTGGCTTCAATGTCTTTGGTGCTGACTGCACTTTCTTATGTGCGCCTGGCTTCCCAGCCACTAGCTTGTCATACATCATCGACTTATAGAGCGCTGACACAGCACGGCTATCGTAAACTTGGCTTAGTTCTTGATCCGTAAATCCAATAGACTTAGCATAAGACCGAATATCCCTACGGATTACCTCGGCTTTAGCATCATCCTTAAACTCAGGAATCATCTCAACTAGCTTTTGTTGCTCTTGCTGAATATGCGATTGCAATACTTGGGCCTGTTGTTGGGCTTGTTCTTGCTGTACTCGCTGGCGTTCAGCTTGGATAGCGCTAAGTTGCTTTTCCTTCTCACTACGCTCTGCTATGGCGATTGCATAGGCAATTGGGTCATTCTCTTTGAGTTCCGCTAAGTTCTCAGTTCCCTTTTGCTGTTCAAGCAACTGCTCAATAACTTGGAGTCGTTGTGCATAGGTATCACGCACCTTGGCTGTTTCCTCAATCTTACTGCGCTCTGCCTCTATGGCCTTGCGCTGTTCCGCTAAAGATTGAGTCTTTTTCTGATAATCGGCAGTTCGACTGTATCCGTTCAAAAGTTCATCAAGGCTTACCTCCAGTTCCTCACCGTTAGCTTTCACTCGGTATTTGGGAGATTCCTCTACTGCTTCTTCTTCGTATTCAGTTTCTTCCGCATTTAAATCCGATTGCTCGAACTCGCCCTCCTCCGCATACTCCTCAGATTCAGACTCTGCACGAATTTCTGGGTCAGCTTGCGCTTCCTCGTTTCGTGGTTCAAGAATAGACATAAATGCGTTAGCCGCACCGTTTACAGATGTATCTACACTCCCTGATGGGTTGGTGTTGTCGCTCATGTTGTTTACCTTTTAGGTAGTTAAAAAAACCGTATACGCCTCTTATCAATTTCGCTTTGTTGCACGAGTGATTGTAATGACGCTTCAAATTCTTCGATTGCTCTCAGCTTTACTAAGGCTCGTTCTCTGCCTTCTACATCTTCTTCTGCTGATCCAAATATGTAAGACTTGTACAAGTCCTTCTGAGCATTTACTAGCTCCATAAAGAACTCATCCATCAAGTAGTTGTTAGCTCTTTCCGCTTTGTTCATTGCATCCCTTTAGCTACCATCTCAGCCGTCTTTAACTGTGTTTCTGCTTGAAACTGTGCAGTCT